CTGGATTTTGTGTAGCAATACATTATTGGTATAACGAACTTTATAAGAAGCGATAATTTATAGCGACAAACAACCAACCCTAAACACAACGAACGATGACCGAAACGATTGAACAAGCGGCTGAGAGGTTTAGCAAAGAAGGTTCTTGGCAATGTCCAGAATCATTTAAAGCGGGATGGAATGCTCGCGATTCCCAACCGAACCCGCATCATATTTATATAACTCAGGTGATTAAGTTGGAAGATTTATACAACTCACGTAAGATAACACGATTCCGCATGGTCGAAATCCTCAACGAGATAGCAGCGGGTAAGCACAAAGAAAGGATTGAGATATGATTCACATATTACCAATCAATGATATAAAGGAGCATATTGAAGATAGCACTTGTCATTGCCATCCTAAAGTAGAAATACTTGAAAATGGTGACATAATCGTTATACACAACGCATACGATGGAAGAGAGTAAAAATAAAAACCAGACAGCAGTTCAATGGCTTATTGAACAAAAAAGAAAATTTCACGCAATCATAAATGATGATTTAGAAAAAGCCCTCGAAATGGAGAAAGAGCAAGCATTTGAATTTTGGAAGGGTGGCATAGCTTGTACAGAAGAAGGAGGTAAATCATTTGAACAATACACCCAAACATTCACCGAACCCAAAAACGATTGAGATGATAAAGACACTTGACTGCTTTACTGTAATTTGCGATAATTGTGGTAACGACGCTATGGAAGGAAGTGAGTATTCTGGATTTGGAGATAAAGATTACGTTTTAGAATGCGCACATGAAGCAGGATTTATTGACCACCAAGACAATCATTATTGCTCAAATTGCTATGAGTATGATGATGACGATAACATTGTAATCAAACCGAACTAGCCATTTCTAACCCATGAAAACCCACCTCGCCCCAACCGAATCGCTCACGGTCGTAATTGACGATAAAGAAATTACCGTTACCGCCCAACAACTGCTGCAACTGAAACAAGCCGAAACTACCGATCCTGATGAGAGTCCTGACGAAAAGTATCGGAGTTTGTTAGAAGATTTAAAACCTACATATTGGATGATTGCTGATGGCTCTATTGAAAATGGCTTAGAGCCTGATAGTTCAGACCATGAATTAGTACCTACTAAACTCTCCGCCCAACGCCACCGAACCTACATCAAACTCCTTAACATCGCGGCTAAACTCAACGGGGAGGCGGATTGGAATGGGAAAGACGCTGCGTTTCTTTATGAAAAGAATGGAGAAATTGGCGTTGGTTCATTTATTGGAACATATAAAAACGAGCAAACTCAATTCAAAACCGAAGCACTCGCCCTCGAAGCCCTGACCTACCTCAACAGCGAGGACAAGATTGCAATGTTCGGAACGGACAAGGTGAAACAAGATTAAAACCGCTAAATTGATGGGCGGAATTTCATCAATAAAAAACAAAAACAACATGAAAAAGAAAGTATCAGATTTCATTAAGTCGTTTGGAGCGACAACAGCCTATTCAGGTAGAACTAAAACAATGTATATCAAAAACGCTTCGGTTGAAGATTTTGATTTGGAGCAAAAGATTTTAGACGAGTTTGGATATGGGCTACCTTTTAAAATAGCAACATCATCTTTTTAACCGCTCCTGAACGTGCAGAAAAGATAAATTTCTATATTTGCATACGCGCCTGAGAAGCAATACCAAAACAATTTAAAACAATCTAAAACCAAAGCCATGAGAAAAATTTCAAGCTGTTGTTTCATCAACACAAAGTAGCATTAAGTTAGTACCCGTTGCGTTTGAGTTTTAACACGCACTGTTTGGACGAGGGTTCGACTCCCTCCATCTCCACATACGAATCGCTCACGGTCGTAATTGACGGATGCGATTAATTCATTACCTTTGTAACGTGAAGATGCCGAAAGACGTAACACTAATTGAGATCATCGCTTATGTCGTATTGTTTGCGATATTATGCGGTGCGATAAATTTAATCGTGAATTGATATGGCAGCACCTTCTATTTACAAAAAAGAGTTTAATCAGATCGCACTTGACCTAATGAAAGAGGGTGCATCAATCGTTGAGGTTTGTGCTGAAATTGGTATAGCACGGGAAACTTTATACGATTGGACTAACCCCGAATCGGAACGGTTTAACCATGAGTTTTCTGACACCATAAAAAAGGGCAAGCAATTATGTCAAGCGTGGTGGGAGAAAAAAGGACGTGAAGCAACATTTAACGACCAAGGATTTAATGCTACAAGCTACATCTTTAACATGAAGAATAGGTTTAAAGATGACTGGAAAGATAAGCATGAAGTGGATCAGAAAACAGAAACAACTATTATTGATCCAAAAGACTTTATGCGAAAGCTACTTGAATAATGCTTTCTAAAAAACAAAAGGATGCTTTAAGACTTGCTGAACTTGACGAGAACGTAACTGAAATATTTTACGGAGGGGCTGCTGGTTCAGGTAAATCTTATTTGGGTAGTGTTTTTCAAATTACAAGAAGATTGCTTTATCCGGGTACTCGCGGATTCATGGGTAGAAATACCTTTCAAGATTACAAGTCAACAACTCATAAAACATTTGTTGAGGTATGGGAAAAGCTATTTAAAAACAATCCTTTTGGAGTTAAGTTAACGATTAACCTTCACGATAAGGTTTATTTGTTTAGCAATGGAAGCGAAATACTTTTAAAGGATTTAACTTATAATTCAACCGATCCTGAGTTTAATACATTGGGTGGAATGGAGTTGACTGATGCTTTTATAGATGAAGTGCCTGGTATATCAAAAAAAGCCAAAGAGGTTATTTGGAGTAGGATTAGATATAAGTTGATTAATGACAAGCCAGTGCTTTTGATGACTGGCAATCCGACAAACAATTGGGTTAAGCATACGTTCGTAATGGACAAGCTAAATAATCCAGTTATTTTGCCTAATCACATGGCTTTCGTTCCTGCATTGCTTTCGGACAATCCTGACGATAACTTTAAAAAAACATATCAAAGCACACTTGAAAAACTATCTTACTACGATAAAGAACGATTATTAAAAGGCAATTGGAGTGCTGAAGAATCAGTCGATAACCCGTTCCTTTACAACTGGAACGATGACAAACATATTGACAATTCGATACAGTTAAACCTGAACCGCCCAGTAATATTTAGCATTGACTTTAACGTAGAGCCTTTGTGCGGATTGGTTATTCAAATGGATGGACGCGATACGTACATAGTCGATCAGATGCGAATATCGAACGGTGACATCAATAAGCTATGCGATAACATCCTATCCATTGTTGGTGAGAATAGACGTGGATTGATAAAGATAACTGGCGATAATACCGGAACGAGGCGAAACAGTTATTCGATGGAGAACCTTTCTGCTTTTGCCTTGATTAAACGCACGTTGAGGTTGTCAGATAATCAATTCGTAGTGCCACGAAACCCACTTCATACTAACAGCCGTGTTGATTGTAATTCGGCTTTGTATAACCTGAAAATAAAAGTCAACGCCCATAAATGTCCGAACGCTGTTAATGACTTTAAGCGGGTTAGGTGGAATGGTGAGCATATCGTAAAGTCAAACCGTAACGATCCCGATCAACAAGCGGATCATTTGGATAATTTTCGCAACTTTGTAAACGCATTCCTTAAACCCTACTTATGATCTCAGTCGAAACCCATTCAAGCTATTATCTTAAACTCGTCACGCCACAACTCAACTATTTCTTTTCGGTTAGTTTCGGATGGATATGTAAGGGGATGCCGTTCGAGTATAAGTCAACTGTTACGGACAAGAATGAAATTAGCCGTCTTGAAATAATGGTACACGCACACGCTGACGAATACCAACTTAAACAATTTAATGCTTACCTTTCGGCAAAGAAACTTCAAGTAAAAGCACAATGAGCGTTTGTAACACTTGCTATAATGGCGGCACTATTCCGAGTTGTGTTGCTTCGATTCAATTCGGAACGGTTGAGGTTGATACTACTTACAACCTATGGATTCAGAATAATGCTACTCAGGCGATCCGAGGAGCATCAGTTGAATCGGATTCGGACGGTGTTGTTAGCTTCGATGACTTCCTAATCGATCCGCGTTCGGCTTACACGTTATGGTTAACAGCCGATGGAGAAAGCCCGAACCAAACACGCATCGAAATAACGATTGGTGAAGATGTTTACACGTCAATTTGTTTCGATGTGGTGAAATCGTTTGATAGTTTAGATGTTGTTGCAAGCCTTACCGAATGAAACGTCTAAGAAACATTATTTACGGCTGGTGGCTGTTAATGGTCGATACACCTTCATCTTGGCTGTTAAACGCGAAACGAAATAAGCATTGTCAGCCTTGCCCGTTACGAAACAAATACCTAAACGTCTGTAATGATTGCGGGTGTTTCCTGCCTGCTAAAAGACGAGTTGAAGAAGAACAGTGTCCACAAGGTAAATGGTAATGTATGGCTACTTGGGTACGTCTGAAATCAAACTTATCGCAGTTTCCAATTAGCGATGATCCTATACTAAACGAGGCTCAGAGCATTGACTTAGGCGAGGTCTTTGTCAATATCAACTTTGACTTGGTTACCGATTGGTACGAACACGATGGTAAGATTTACCTGACACACTTAAACGATATTGAATACAAAATCTTTTATGGCACAACTGATGAAGTGGAAAAACAAATTCGCAAAGGCACTATCACAAATCTTTTCAAAACCAGTTAAGCACCGAAATCAATCGATGGTGTTTCTGTTCGAAAAGGACGGGCATAAGTATTACAAGTTTCCAAAGAACACAAATCTACCACTTGACCGATTCAGTGAGATGATGGCTTTGCAGGAGTTGTTATCTTCAGGGCTGTCAGGTAGTGAAGTCGAAAAGATATTGGAGGTAATGGAGAAAGCGATCCACTCAGGTCTTGCTAATCCACAAAACAGTGCTGTTATATCTACGTGTGTGCATTTAATCAGGCAGCGTAAGAGTAACATAATCCACCGTGACTTACTGCTTAACATCGCAGCGATTTGGATTGTACGCGATGACGAGCCAATCGAATCAATTACACTGGACATCCATAAATCTAAACTCGAAGTATTTGAGCGAATGACTAAGGAGGATTCGCATGGTTTTTTTACGACTTTGGAATTACCGCTTCTCGTTCCATTAGTGAATATGTCGCCAACAGACTTCAAGGAATTGTGGGAAAACAACGCCAACCAAATGTGGACGTTAACGCAACAACTAACCTTGCTCAATTCGAACTTGGTTACATCAAGTCAAAAATCAAGACAGCGTTCGATGAACAACTGATGGCGTTATGCGATGGTGACGTGCAAGAATTTAAGGAATTGAAACGGTCGGACATAGCGACTTATTTGCTTAAATTTGAGGACTACTATAAGCGAAATGTCAAAGAAAGCAATAATTGAGTTAGAACTGAAGGCAGACGGCTATAAGGCTGATGTTGCCGAAATTCAGAAGGCTAACACCACCATAAGCGATTCGGCTACTAAGGCAGCCAATCAAGCGACTGAAGCCTACACGCAAACTGGCAAGGCGGCTAAGGCTGCATTTGCTTCGACTGAGGTACAGAAGGCTTTGACCGATCAGAACAATTCGGTTAAGACATTGACGGCTTCATTGGATAAGTTGTATCAAGAAGAAATCGAATTGGTTAACGCCAATAAGCAAGCGACTGAAGCGTATAAGAACAATCGGGCAGAAGCGGAAAAGGTAAGGTCGCAAATAGCACAACTTACTAAACAGACCGAAAGCTATAACAAGGCAAACGATAACACCGAAAAGAAAGCTAAGTCCTTAACTGGTCAACTCAGGGCGATGAAGCAAGAGTTGGCTTTATTGGAGCAGGAAGGTAAAGACGGAACTGCACAGTTTCAGAACTTGGCTGTTGCTGCTGGTAAGTTAGAAGATCAGATTGGCGATACACGGGAACGGGTTAGGGTGTTGGCTTCAGATACGTTTGTGTTCGATGCGGCTATTGATGCCACTCAAACTTTGGCTGGGGCGTTTAGTGCCGTTCAAGGTGCGGTTGGATTGTTTGCAGAAGATAATGAAGAACTGCAAAAGACTATTGCTAAGACTAACTCGGCTTTGGCATTGCTCAACGGATTGCAACAGATTAATGCTTTCGTAACTGGTCAGAGTGCGGCTAAGTTGGCAATTCAGAACGTGCTTCAAAAAGTAAACGAAGCATCAGTAAGGCAATCAGCAATATCTTATAACATACTTGGTCGATCAATTCAATTCACTTCTGTACAGTTAAATGTTCTTAAAGGTGCATTTGCCGCTATTGGAATCGGTTTGGTGATATTTGCAATAACTGAATTAATTTCTGCATTTGAAAAGTTAGCAGAAAAAAATAAGAATTATGAAAGATCAATTTTAGGAACTAATGAAGCAATCAAACAATCGGGCGAAGCACTAAAAGCTTTAAATGATATAATAAAAGATTCAGAAACTTCTATTAGCGTATCAACTGGTAAGATTACACAAAGCCAAGCAGACCTAAATAATCAAATTGATAAGGTAAAAGAAAAATCAAAAGAGGCTTATGCTCCATTGATAAGTCAACAGTTAAACTTACAAGAGTCTTTAAAAAATGTAAATGCTGAAATTGAAAGACAAAATCAAATTATTGAAGGAAACAGAGGCAGCAATAGAGAGGGTGCTGCATTAGCATTAGCTACAGCACAAAAGACATTAAATGCTGAACTTGAAAAAAGAACAAGGATCGAACAAGAACTTGCAAAGATAGATACACAAAAGCAAGAAATTTCAAAAAGAACAGTAAAAGCAATTCAAGCGGTTACTAATGCAACACGAGAAGCGGACAATTCAGAGGCGAGAGAAAAGGCATTAGAAGCCGCTAAAGAAGCGGCTGAAAAACAAGCTAAAACAGAACAAGAAGTACGTAAAGCATCTAATGAAATTTTAAAAAAATTAGAGGAGGAAGCCGCTGAATTTGAGAATAACATAAGAATCAAATTAGAACTTGAATGGCAAGAAGAACTTGAAAGACTTGCTGAATTAAAAAGGAAGCGTGACGAAGCAAGAGCGTTAAGTTTTGAGTCTATTAATCAGGATTTTTTTGATGGTCAAATAAACCGATTGAAAACATTAGAACTTGAAGAAGGAAGTACAAGTGCAAGAAGAATCAAGTTAATTGAAACAGAAGGGCAAAAGCGAATTGCGGAAGTTAGGTTAACTGCTGAAAATACAGTTGCTGGAACTGCTAAAGCAAACAATCAGATTGCTCTTATCGAAGCCGAAACACAAGCAGCGATCAGAGCCGAAAGGAAACGGACTGCGGACGAGTCGATACAACTTGCAGAACAATACGTTGCTGAAGTTTCAAACGTGCTTAATGAGTTGAACGAATTGTCAAAGGTCAACACTCAAAATTCGATCAATGACATTACCGCTCGAAAAGATACAGAGATACTTGCTATCAACCAAACGCTCGACACCGAACGCGATAAGATCAGACAGCGTGAAGCAGCCGAACTAAGAGCAAATAAAAAAATCGGTCAGGAAAAACAAAAGCAAGCAAGACGAGATAAGGCACTCGCATTATTCCAAGCGGGGATTGACTTAGCGACATCAATCGTTAAGACTGGAGCAACACTCGGTTATCCTGCTGCTATACCATTTCAAATCACTGCGGGTATTGTCGGGGCGGCTCAAATAGCTGCAATCGCATCACAGCCAATCCCTAAGTTCGAAAAGGGTGGAGAGGTTCGAGGCAAGCGACATCGTGACGGTGGTACATTGATCGAAGCAGAACAAGGCGAATACATTATTAACCGTAACCAAACAAGACGTCACAGTGAAGAACTTTCTGCATTGAACCGATCAACAGCCGAATTTCATAGACTTCTCGAACGCAAATACATTCAGCCTCGCATCGCATCGATTCTTTCAGGCACTAACAGAAGGTCAGATAAGGTAGTAGTCAATGCTACTTTAAACGCTCGAACTATGGAAGGTGAATTGAAAGGATTGCGTAAAGACATCAGACGTTCGGCAACTAAAGGCTACAAATCAAATCAAACAGATACACGCTATCAATGGCAAAGGAATTAAGATTTTTGTTAGACGGTGAAGATCGAGGTCAGCCGTTAAACCCTGAAGAGTTTGGTGTAAAGGTTAATGAAGATACAAACCTAAACGCTCGTCTTATTTCGTTTGACAATGACTTGGTGTTCGGTGGTCTGACTTATAGATACTTGTTTGATTTGTTTGTTGACGGTACTTGCAACTTAGTAACTGTAAATGTTCAATACAAGTGCGCTTCAGGTTGGGAGTATTTAGTTGACGGTTGGTTCATTCTATCCGAGTGCGTGTTTAATCTTGATCGATGTCAGGTCACTACTAAACTTTATGACGAAACATTCAGCACTAAGATCAACAACAATAAAGGCATTCCGTTTAGTACAGCATCAGCAAAGACAAAGAACCTTATTGATATAACACCGCCACAGCCCAAAGAGATTGAAATGTTTAACCCTCCGACTGGCATTTACGGTACTGAGAACCCAAAAGGAATCACAATCTTTCAAGCGTTTCAGCACCTTGTTACGTGTATGAGTGATGGTCTTATAGATTTCGGCTCGGACTTTTACACTGTTCAATCAGCACCGTCTGAAACACCAATGCTTACAAATGGTCGGGCAATATTTAACCGTGACAGCACTGAAACAATAATCACATTCGAGCAGTTGTTTTCTGCACTGAGCAAAAAGACACGGTTAGGACTTGGATTTGAAAAGCAGCCAAACGGCAGACCATTGTTAAGAATCGAGCCTGCTGAATACTTTTTTCAATCGAACGAATCAGCAGACTTACTGAATCAGCCGAATATCAAAATGTCGGTCGATACTAATTCGCTTTACGCAACAGTTGGATTTGGCAATGCACCTTATCTTGAAAAGTTCGAATGTAACGGAGGCGAAACCGCTTGCACGTTTTTACAAGTGCCGTTCAGAGGCTTTAGAGATGAAGTGTTTGGTATGTTAGGAACGTGCAACACATCAACTGAATTAGACCTTCAGAGCAATGATGTTGTATTTGATACTAATGTGATTGAAGATGTGTATAGATTTAATTCACAGCAGTATATGAATAACCCCTTTGTGATTTATAGCAATGTGATTGCAACGGTTGGGGATGACCGGTTTCAAGCAAAACAAGGCGATCCGCTTTCACTTGGTCAAACTGTTTACAATGCAGAATACACCAACGAACAAGTAAGTGCGAATTGGTTAGGCGGTTATCCGAATAGTTTGGTTGATTACATCGCGGGTTTCAATCCACTTGATACGGATTTTAATTACAAGATGGATGCTTCACCAACTCAATCTTGGGAGTACGATGACGAAGAACCGACAAGTTATTTTGATTGGACGGGAGACTATATTGTTTTTGGAACGGCTGTAAACCCTAATAGTAATTTTGTAAACGGACGGACTTATGTTGTTCCTTATGCTGGCGTTTACTCGTTTACATTTAGTGCTGTACTTGATGACATTTTTGAAACTGGAAGACGCTCGATCATTCCAGTTTTGAGAGTGTTTAACGCATCCGATGAATTATATTTAAGCGTTGAAGGCGATCTATTTAATGACTTTAATATCAACCCAATTTATGCTTTTATGTCTGCTGACATTGCCTTAAATCAAGGCGATAGAGTAAGGTGTGATTTAATCGGTCAACAAGTTACATCGGGTGGCTTGGTTAATCAGGTAATACTTGACACATTAAACATTGACGGTGTTGATAGATTTACTCAATTCACTGGAATCGGTGTTCCATTTGAGCCGTCGATATTGCAGTCAGTTGATCCTGCTACTATTCGGAATGTTTTATACACTTTCGAACGACCGTTATCAATGGTTGAAATTAATTCGATTCTTAGCAATACGTCTGCACCGCTTCAGTTAGGGCGAACCACTGACACCAACGCTGCGATTAACGGCTACATCAAAACACTTGAGATTCAATCTTTCACAAGGCAAAACGCTAACTTTGTTCTTAAATCAAATCAGATACTTCGATGAGTTACATCATAGCACCAAATCAAGCGATTCCTTTATTTACTGAAACCGATTTAGATCAGCAAGGTTGTGGCTGTGGCGATCAAGGTTATTCGATGCCAGTAGATCAAAACGATCAACTCTATATCCAACTCATTTCCGAGCCGTGCGATCCTGCTTACACTAACAATGAAGCATCAATCCAAGCGTGGTCTGAAAGCTATGGATCGGTATGTGCAGACGAAGCCGATCCGACTGGTTTCTATTCGTTTACATTCAATACTGATTATCCTTATCAAGTCTTTGCTGTAACGCTTACTGTTGAATCAATAACACAAGGCACGCTATCAGTATTCATGCAAGGCAGCGATGCTCAATTTATTTCTTCAGCAGGAACGGTAACGCTTTACTTCACAACCGATGCGGTTACGGGTGGTGACTTTACGCCAAGCATTACAATAACGGGAGCGCAGTTTATCGGTTGCTTTGGTTCAGATATTCAAGTGCAAGGCATACCAACAGAAACCCGTGTGGCTTTTGTCGATCCGATTTCTTTGTTACCGATTGATGGATTAGCACCACGTAACATTGAGATTACTGACAATGTACTTACGATTCGCTTAGATGTTAACGCACAAGACCTTGTTGATGGCTGTTACCGTATCGCTGTGGCTGACTTCTGTTCGAACACTTGCAGTCAGTTTAGGCTCGAAAACGGATTCTTTACGGACGGCTCAAACGGTTGGATTATTACCGAAGAGAATATCACATGGGACATTGACTACCAATACGCATCATGCACAATCGATGAAGATGATGAGAACACCTACACGCTGACTTCTGAATCGGTACTATGCGAAGATGTTGAGTACAATATTCAGTTAACCGATGTTGATGTACAGACCGTTCAATACAGAATAGTTGCAGGTGATACCGTTTCGGCTTGGTTTAATACAGAAGGCACATTCTCAACTTCGATTGTAGCAACTGGAGCAGCACCGATAAACTTAGAAATTCAATGTCGGGCGTTGACTTCGGGAGGTATTGGAGTTGGTGGATTCTTGGCGTTTACATCGGTACAGATTAGCCCCGTTGATAGTGACGTTTCATTCGATCTATTCTCGGAAACAATTAATATCGGGAACTACGAAGGATGCGTAGGTGGCATCAACTACTTCAAGATTGAAGGCTGTAACGGTCAAGATCAATTCGGAATGACATTCACCAATACTGATTTCCTACCGGGCGTTCGTGTTGCTGGTAGATTGTTTCGCGCTCAGTACGATGCAGACGTTGACCTATTCAGATACTCAGACGGCACACGAAAGACCGCCTATGCCGACATATCGAAACGCAAGACACTAAGCATATCACAACAACCTGAATACGTATTCGACTTCTTATCTAAGGTCGTGTTCTTTGATGCGTTATACATTAACGGTCAATCCTATGCACCCGTAGAAGATTCGTTCCCTGAAATCACTTGGAACGATGCGAACGATTTAGGTGACTTAGAAATCGAACTTTATCAACGTGAAGGAAAGTTAGTAAAGGTTGATTGCACTGGAATCGAAGCGGCTTGTACTCCATCCGTTCCGAACGATCTTGTTAACGGTATGCTGCTTCAAAATAATGACTTTATAAACTTGCAGAATAACGATATTTTGTTAGATCAAAATGGATAGTTATATTTGCAACTATCTTGTGCAACTGTTGGTGTAAATCGATTCGACCAATGTAACTGATCGATACAAACGTAAACCCATAAAATAATGGCTTGCGTATCATATTGCGATGAAGCATTACCATCGCACAATTTGGTTGATTGCAACGTCTATGCTTTAGGTGGTTCTCCTGCGATGATCGTTGGGGCTTGCGGTACTACACTGACTGATCCTTCATCAGCCGTAGAAATTCAGGCTTTGCTTGATGCAGGAACAGCTACACTAATCGAAGATGTTAGAATCGCCCTACCTGCTGGCGCACCAGTTACAGTTGATTCACCAATCGGCTGTGGTCTGCCTATCAGAATTAACGAAGATCGTACTCTTACAATCTTCGATGCAAACGTAACTGATGAGAATGTCGATTTCTTCGATGATCTTAACAATAGACGTTTAGCATGGGCATTGATCTACTTGTGCGATAGTAACAAGGTTGTATTTATTAATCCTGCTGCGGGCATCACAAGTTCAATCCAGTTTGTTATTCCTGAACAGAACAACGAATTGCAGAACTTTACTGGTGTTTTGACTTGGAGAGATAAGGCAATCCCGAAACAATATCCTGCACCAGTTGGAATTTTCTAACTCGGTTTAAATCAAAACGAAAGCCCTCGAAAATATCGGGGGTTTTTTGTTTAAATTTGTCCTATGGCAAAAGCTAAACAAAACGATTCGGGCGTTGTTCTTTATGCGTTCGGACATAAGGCTTACTTGTACGCTGCTTATAACATAGCGTTCTCAATTAAGCGATTCAATCCGTCTGTTCACATTACGCTCTTTTGCGAAAACGAATCACTTACACGCTCAACGATTTGGAACTGTCAAGTGTTTGATCGATTGATTCAAATTAATCCCGAACGAATCCGAACCAATGGAAAGTTTGATCCGGGCAAAGTAAAGGTGACAATGTACGATTCACTTCCTTACAAGTACAATCTTTACCTTGACTGTGATGCTGTTGCGATTAAAGATATTCAACCCTTAATAGATGAGTTGATTGCGGACGGCAAAGAATATATTTCACACACTGTTGGCTATCACACCATCGATCAAGGCGTTGGCGTTATACCGTCAATGCAATGGGCAAAGGCTGAAAAGGTTTGGAAGCATTGGGACTTGAATAAAGAATCGGTACTTCCTGCAATTAATTCATCTTTACAGTTTATTGTCAAATCAGACAAGGCTGCTGAAATTTACGCTTGTGCTTCGTTCTTCTACTTATCAAATCCATTACCGATCAAAGACCTACACATCAAATGGGGCGGTGGTCAACCTGATGAGTTATACATGAACGCTGCATTTGCTCGTTTAGGTTACGATCCTGCACCAACGAATCAACCTAAGTCCGATGTTGCTGAAGGTGGCTACATTCACTTTGCGATGAGGCGTAACGCATCGATTGAACAAGTACAAGAACAATTCTACCTTCAATCTTATTACGGAGGTCGTGGCTTTACTGCTTCATTCTATACTGAATGGCTTGATAGGTTGCTATTCAAATGGCACTTGGAAACAAAGGATTCACACCTATACAAGATTTCTGAAATCGTTAAGAACAAACACGCTAACAAAAAGTAATGGCTAAAGATACTTCACATATTGACTTTTGGAATAGTGAGAAAGAGGTTGGAGAATTTCTTGCATCACTTATTAAACTCACTAAGGCTCGCACCGTTTTAGAGGTCGGAGTGTTTCAGGGCAATACATCAATGCCAATGATCGAAGCCTTACCGATTGGTGGTTATTACGTAGGTGTTGACATTGAAGATTTACGGCTTGAAAAGAACATCAAGGCTTGGAAAAAAGACGGCTGTGTTGTTGACTTTATCGAAGCCTCATCACATAAGGCGTTAAAGACATTGCCTACTTATCACTTCGATTTAATCTTTGTTGATGCTGCCCACCATTGGGATCACATCTTACCTGAGTTTAAGTTAGTGGAGAAATTACTTGGGCATGGTGGCGTTATTGTTTACCACGATTCAATGCACATCTTAGACGTTAAAGAGTTGATGCAATACGCACGGATTTACGGATGGGAGTGTGCCACAATGAAAACACCTGAACTAAGAGGCTTATCAATACTCAGTAAAAATCTGTAACTTTAACCAACCTTAAAACACACACGATGAACTTCTGTAAATCACGTTCTTGCGGTTCGAATATTATCGACAAACCATCAACTAAAGCAGTTGCATAAATGATACTTACACCACAACAAATCGACAGAATCGTAAAGAACTTTGTCGATGTTCATAAAGGTCGAATGAATGCCGACAAATCAAGGTATCATCATTTGCCTGAATATTGGAACGGTTACAATTACAGCGTTGAGCAATACAACGCGATTGAGCCACACGTTCGATATGATGCGTTTCCTGCAAAGTTATTCGAGCAACGTGCGCCAAATCAATCCGAATTACAAGCAAAGTATATCAAGGCGAATTACAAAGGCACGACTACACCAGTATTTGAGGACTTTGTTAATACAGTCGGAAGGGCTTTTGCGGAACAGAATTGGTCATTAAAGGTCAATCAGGAACTTGACAGCCGTTACGTAGATGAATCATTCAGAACGTATGCAGGTGAACAAATCCCAATCTTCGGATCATTGGAGTTGTGGGCTAAGTCAATGTTGCCAACCTTAAAGTTAAAGGATGCGAACGGGGTTATTGCTATTCGTCCGATGTCGCTTGATTATATGAGGACTGAGGAGAATGAAGTGGTAACCGATGCAAACGGCAATCCGATTCTATCAAACGAACTAATCAAGCCAATACCGACATATCATTCAGTGCATAGAATAGTTGGTCAAGAATTGGGAGAATGGTATCTTATCATTACAGACGAACGCTCGGATGTATTGGTAGGCAACAAGCGAGTGCGTGAAGGAATTGTTCTTGAACTTTATGACGGGCAATCGATCTATCGTATCGAACAGACTGGTAAAAAAGAAAGTTGGAAGTTTGCCGATCCAGTTGAGTTTTACCGTCACGACTTAGGTTATGTTCCAGTCATTAAGTTGATGGGTATTCCAGTTCTATCAGATGGTACACTTGTCTATAACTCTCCATTTGTTACGGCTGTTGGATTGCTTGACTTGGTGCTTTTAGATCAGTCTTATTTGCAGATCAGTAAGGCTACATCGGCTTTCCCGTTTATGGTTGCTATTGGTGATATTTGTGACTTTGAGCAAAACGGTAACAAATGCAACGATGGTCAGATATGGAACGGTGATAAAAATACAGTTTGCCCCGCTTGTTCGGGTGCGGGTATTCGTTCTCGTTTCTCACCAACTGGTCAACTACTAATTAAGCCTAAGACTTCACTTGCTGATGGTGATAGTGGATTATCCGGTAAATACTTGGAGTTCGTTTCTCCTTCAATGGAAACGCTTGAATTTTTAAGACGTGAAATAAACTTCCAAACAGATAAGGCTCGTTCAATCCTTCACCTAAACACTTCAGACCAAGCGGCTAATTCAGGAGAGGCGAAAACAGCAACGGAAAGCATCAGCCGTAACCGAGCAACACACGCATTTATTAAGCCTATATCAGATCAGATGTTCGCTATTGTTGAGTTCTCATACAACACAATCGGACGGATGCGATATGGTCAATATTACGGTGGAATCGAATTGAACAAACCAACGACATTCGACATCGCAACACCTTCAGACTACCTTGCAATTATTACCGAGGGAGTTAATGCAGGAGTGCCGCCACATGTAACTTATCAGAACCTTTACAACTATGCTTATTCAATCAACTCGTCTAACAGCAAAGTCGTTAAGATGCTTGATTTGATCTTCGCAGCCGATAAGATTCTGACATTGTCCAGTGCTGACATCATTGCCCGTATTGCGAACGGTACGATTGAAAAGTATCAAGACATTCTACACACTTCTGCACCTCAACTTATTGCGATGTTGGATGGTACGTTCGAGCCGTCTGAACTTTATCCGACTTTCTTCGATCAACCTATTGCCGATCAGGTTGCACAACTTGAACAAGCCGCAAAAGATGAATTGATTGAAGTGGGCGATCCTATTGCTGAACAAATACGATTACTTACTAATCCTGCAATCGGGGCTTAATGGCTGAATTCGAAAAGTTAGTACGAGATAAACAAAGGCTATTCGACCAAACACCTGAGAACCTTGCAACGGCATCAGTCAAGGCTCAAAGGCAGATTTGGAATGATGTTTCCGATCTCGTTCAATCTTTAGAAACCGATGAAGATGGACGGGTTGCACAAACCCAAACCAACATCAGAAAAATCGGTGAGATTCAAACCGCTTTAGTTAGTGCTATTGCAGGGAGTGAATACATCGATGCGGTTCGTACTTTCTTAGGTGACATCGATCAGGGTGCAAGACTTTCAAACGATATTGCCAAACAGATACAGCGATCATTCGAACCGTCTGAAGTCGTTAAGCAACTACTTGAAATATCTAAGCAGAACGCATTACAATCGCTCTTAGGTGAATCAATGCGTGCAAGGGTAACGCTTCCATTTGTTGAGCAACTTACAGCAGCCGTAGCGACAAGATCAACACTGTCAGAAACGGTCAAAGCATTACGCACCGTTATAGAAGGTGACAAAGATGTCGATGGTCGATTGGTTGCCAATGTTAAGACCGTAGCCCAAACAGCCCAAGCAATCGCGGATCGTAACTATTCGGCACAAGTTAATGAATCCGTTGGTGCTGAATGGTATCGTTATGCAGGAAGCGAGATCGACACGACACGCGATTTCTGCTCCGAACGTCATCAGCAGTATTACCACAAAAAAGAGATCGAAGGTTGGGCGGACGAGAATTGGGACGGTAAGATAGCCGAAACTAATTCACGCACAATCTTTTCAAATGCGGGCGGTTGGAATTGCCGTCACTCAATTATTGCCGTTTCGATTCGTAGAGTGCCGCCTGAAGTTGTGCAAAGAAACATCGCAAACGGTAATTATAAACCGAATTAACTATATTTGTACACGATATGAGTGTTAATATTGTCATGCCCGATGGTGACCTGAAACGTAATGTTTCGCCAATGGTTGCCGAACTGTTAATTCGTAACGGTGGCAGAATCTTAGAACTTAAACCAATCAATATAAACCATGATGAAACCAGAAGAAGCCCTGAAAGTAGTGGAGTTCCTCGGATTAAACGAACTCGAAAGCCACGAGGAAGCGAGAACAAAGTTTGAAGAGAAGTTCGCCCCTAAAGACGAGATCGGGAAACAGATCGGAAAAGTAACGGCTGTACTCGCTCAGAAAGCAAAAGACATATTCAATCCATTTGGTATTGAAGTAAATGTCGATGAATTGAAACAAGGTAAAATAGAAGATGGTTTCGTGAAGTTGGGTAAACTCGCACACGAAAACATGACCACTAAAGTAAATGAATTGACTAAACTTGCAGAAGCGGGTGGATCAACTGAAGTCATTAAGGAATGGGAGGATAAGTTTACCAAGTCAACTAAGAAGATCAGCACTTTAGAAGAGCAACTGAAACTTAAAGACGAAGCGATCACTTCACTAAAGACTGAATTTACTAACAAAGAAGTTCAGCGAAAGAAAGATGATTTCTTCTTTGGCACTTTGTCTAAGGTTGAACTTGATCCCGAAGTGGCAACTAAGGCGAACAGTAAAGCAAAGTTGTTGTACGATGGATTCGTTAATCAAGTGAAGTCCTCAATCAAGATCGAAGAGGACGAAAAAGGATCGTTCTTTATTGCCGATGCTGAAGGTAACCCAATTAAGAATCCCGCAAAGGCGCATGAGTTTATGTCTTTAGAACAGTACCTTCAGAACGAAGCAAACAACTACGGCATTGCAAAGAAAAACCCATCAGCAGGAAAGCCAATGGGTGCGTTTCAGACTAAAGCGAATCAAGGTAATAACGAACCAACAAGACCGCTAAACATCAGCCCTCGTGCTATGGGCGGTCGTGTATAAGATCGGTTTAAGTGGTGTTGATTAAAGCCTCGGTCGTTTGATCGGGGCTTTTTTAATTACAACTAACCCGTGTCGATCCTTGATATTGCTTACCTTGAACCGTTACAGTCGTTTCGTTCTGCATTTGTCGGATGTAGTTGTCAATTTGTCGTTGTGTCATTCCGCACATTTCGACATTGGTTTTAGTAGATTGGAATTGAACACCCGCTTCTTGTGGTGCTGTTTGAATAATTCGGCACTCGTAACACTTTGAACAAGACGTTAACGATGCGATTAGGATTGTAAGGGCAAAGATTGATTTTTTCATTTGTTTAAAAGTTTGGTATGAACCAATTTAGGGAAAGAAATGTTTTTTCTTTTTGAACTATACGCATCAAAAGCAATAGTTTTATTACTGACTAAAGCAGCAAGATTTTTTAATGATTCATCAATTGTGTTGCCATCTCCATAAGCACCAACCAATAAACCTTGCTCCATTATTTCGCTGTTTTCAAATTCTGAAAAATATCTTTGACAACCAATTGAACTTTCGCCTCTTTCAGTAACAATTATTTCACGGCAAATAGTTTTTTCAAAATCAGTTATTTCACAAACTTCAATTAAGTTAAATTTCATTTCGTTTTTTTTAATTGTTAGTGATCCTGACGAGTTTGAGGGAGTGAAATGGTTGGTCAGCAAAAGTGTTTACCCCTTACCCCTTAAAAGGAATAAACATATTTGCTAACCCTTTTATCCTTCCTGAGAATCGGTCGTTTATAGTTCGGCTGTAACCGGATAGTGTTTCGTCCTGACATTACATTTAACAGCATTGGTGCAATCTAATTGCTTCGGTGTTATCCTTTAAGTCGTTTGCATCCTGCACGAATTGACTTCGCAGGAGTAACAATAACGGCTATGTTTCAAGGTTTTTCATCGGTTAGTTTTGCTTTCATTCTACCCCGTGCGTGCTGCACTGTATCAATCATTGTCTTTCCTAAACTGTATGAAAACAAACACGCACGGGATATAAAGAACGAAAAAAGCCTGAAACGGTTGGACGCGATCAGGCTTTTTCTTTCTATCACAAAAGGATAAGGTCTTTAGAAACGTCCAACTGTTTCGAGGACAAACATACAAAGAAATCGACACGCACAAACTTTTTTCGAAATATTTTTTTAGTTTCAATTATTACTATATTTGCATCGCACAAGATTAACCGTTGGGATTGCCGCCCATTAAGGCAACTGTTGGCGTTGTGAGCAGCCAATACAATCGCTTCACTTCATCTCAACTATTTTTAATCATGTCAATTTCACGTATCCTATCCGTGTGTCCTGATATTCAGCGACCATTAGGAGAACTTTTCGCGGAAACACAATTCCGTGAGCCGCTTCCATTCTTAGAGTTCCTTAACTCTGACATCAACACTTCTGCAATCCGATTGGATGTTTCGCCAGGAGGTGGAAAACTTCGTCAAGTTCAAGCACGTTGGATTCAGCGTTTACCTGAATCAATCGCTGTTGAAGGTGCTGACATTAAGAACTGTTCGGCTTCTGAAGAATATGGCGATTCAACCGAAACTTACACACTCGAAACAACTGATACTTACCAAGTAAAACAGTTGATCGATGCAGAAGCAATCGCAACACACTGTCAAGATAACGATCGTTATGTACTTGAAAGTATCGCTCGTTTGGGTAATGCTTTAGAGCGTGCTGTGGCTTCTGCTGCTGCAACTCAGGCGGCTGCTCAGATGGGTAAGTGGGGAACTGAAGTATCAAGTTTTTTTACTGTAACTGACGATGCTTTGGTATTACCAACCAAGTTAAGTGATGGTTCAATCGCTCCATTCACTTTGCAACAAATCCAACAAGCAACTCAAATGGCTGCTTATCCGGGTGCGTTCGTAGGATTCGGTGGTGCTGCAATGAACTCTTATGCTATGCAAATCATGGCGGGTTGTTGCGCTCAGTATGGTATTGACCTTTCGGCTGTGCTTGCTCAGTACGGATTCTCATTCTCATACGATCAACGTCTTGCAACTGCTCTTGGTGGACAAACTCAGAACTTGATTACCATTCCGGGTGCGATTCAATTGTTATCTTACAATCTTGCTTCTTGGAATCAAGGTTTGGCAGATTCAATGCGTGGCGGTCAAGGGTATTCACGTACTCAGGTGTTCTTGCCTTCAGGGTTGCCAGTTGACCTTACTATGAAAGATGATTGCGGTAACTTGTCTATCGTAATGACTTTCACTGGTAAAGTTGTGACAATGCCTGATGATGTATTCGAGGCTTCTGATAAGTATGCGGGTGTTAAATTTGTCAATCAAGTTAGCATCGTAAACCCGTCCTAAGTCCTGAGTATTTATTACTTCAGGACGGGGAGATTACGCTTCTCCAAAATGATGACGGCTTACTATTAAATTAACGAAAAGGGTGCGGTTTATATCGCATCCTTTTTTGTTATCTTTGACCAACACAATATGATATGTGCGAATCAACACTATTAGGACTTAAAGGCTGCAATGCGACAGAACCAACAACGGGATTATATCTTGATGATTTAGGGATTAGTCAGTCATTGCTTGGTCAATTAATAACCGATCAATATCAGAACGGGGTTGAACTGTTTGAGGCGAAACGATCATTCGCTTGGAAGCAGTTACAATCGAAGATGATGACGGCTATTGCAACTCATATCAAACCGAATACGATCATTGAAGGTAAAAGAGTAGGGCAGTTTAATTCAAATCCTGCTGTTGCTGTAACGGCTAAAGGTGCTGGTCAGTGGGTTGGGATTCGGTTGAAGATAACGCCACAATCAACGTCTTTCTTGGAGTTGTATCTTGACAATATAATTATTCACGGCACGGCTTCAAATATCGCTGTCAAGGTTTTTGATCTATACACTAAAAAGTTGATCGATACTTTTACGGTTCTTTCGGGCGGTGCAGAACAATTCGTGCAGAAAAACTTTAAGTCAGCACGTAGAGCGACTGAGATTGCTATTGTTTATGAAAGCACGTTCGACACTTTACGAATGATCCCGAAGCAGGGTAGTTGTTTAGACTGTGGTGGTAATCCTAAATATTCTCATATGTGTCCGTTCGTGGATGCGTTGGGAGTGGTGTTAACGATCTTAGGCGATACGGTTCAAACTATTACCTCAACGCCTTACACTTGGGGTATGTCGTTAAATTACAATGTGAACTGTGATCGAAACGCTTGGCTATGTTCAATCGGTGCGAGTTTATCAATGTCGTTGGCTTATTTAACGGCTGTTGAGATTTTCGGATATGGATTGACAGTATCAACTACACAACGATCTAATTCGGCTGTAACGATTTCTTCTAAACAATTAACTCAAATGCAATCTGCTTACACGGCTCGGTTCAATGAAGAATTTAACGCCGTGCTTCAGCATATTCAGTTACCGCAAGACACTTATTGTTTCGATTGTCGTAGAACAAGCAAATACGTAACAGCCTTACCGTGACAATCGAAGAACTTAACAACGACTTAGAACAAGCAGCATCGGACTTAACGACCGTGTTTGCAGGGTTCTATTTGTGCGCTTCTGATTTGAAAGATGCAATGACTGAACGCATATTTGTTAAGTCGATAGGTGCTGATGGTCAACAATTACCGTCAAAGCCTTATAGTTATGATCCGATTTATGTCGATCCTAATTCTTTGCCCCGTTCTGTATCTTCATTTCAAGTAGGTAAGACTGGCAAAAAAATTAAGTCAGCATACTTTCCGAATGGTTACGGTCAATTAAAAACTGCTATCGGTCGTGGTGCTTTAGAGTTAACGAACAACTTATTTTTAGACTTCACCAACACGCCACAAGTTGACGATTTTAATAAGGTCAAAATTCTGGTCGATGATAATAATGTAGGCAAGATTTCAGGGCTTGAAAAACTTTATGGTGTAATATTCTTTCCGACTGATGACGAACTAAACGATCTTGTTGATTGCATCGAAATTCAGACGGCACAAACACTTGAACAATGAACGTACTAAAAGCGATAATTGAAAGGTTAAATCAAAAGTTGGATGCGAGCAATTTGTTTCCATCGCTTTATGGTATCGCTGCTCCTGATCCGAACAACGCTAAATCCTTCTTAGCTTACGATGGTAACGGTCAGAACTTACTTACGGCTGACTACGATAAAACCGATGGAACTTGCTTTTGGACTTTACGTTCTGCCGTATCGGTTCGTAAGGCTGATGCGGTTCAAGTGGTGGCGTGTCAAGATATGTACGTTACGACCTTTCCATTACGGGCTTACACGGTTGTAAAGAAAACAGCGTTACCGTGCGATTCGAACGCTACTGAAGGCTATGTGATGGATATGTTTTGGAAGTACGTTCAAGGTAAGGACACGGCTTTACGATCAAACATTGGCGTTACTGATATTTACTTTCGCCCCGTATCGGTAAGCCCGAACACACCTGATCTACCCAAACAGTTTGAATATGTTACTTTATACTTTGATCTTGATGTTGAGGTCACGGCTCAACTTATTGAAGGATGCTACGATGAATGTGGTGTTAATCCTATTCCATTGTCTGATGGATCGTGTCCACCGATCAATAGGGTTGTAAGCGTTACGGGTTTAGATACTGACAATACTGATCCATCAAGACCGATTGTAAAGATTTCGGTTGACGGCACGACAATAACTGGTGAAGGTACACCATCAAGTCCATTAACTGCAATCGGAGGCGGTGGTGGTGTATCAGTCAGAACACAAGACGAAGGAACGACCATTGCCGCTGTAACTACTACATTAAACTTCACTGGTGCAGGGGTAACGGCTTCACTTGCATCGCCCGGCAATGTAACGGTAAATATTCCTGCTGCTTCAGGTGGTGCGGTTGACAGCGTAAACGGTCAAACGGGAACGGTCGTTTTAGATACAGATGATATTGCAGACACCGCCACGAATCGCTACACTAACGATACTGATATTTCAAGACTTGCCAATACTTCAGGCACGAACACGGGCGATCAAGATTTAAGCGGATTGGCGTTAAAGACAACGACTATATCAACTCAATCACCATTGACGGGTGGAGGCGATTTAAGTGCAAATAGAACCTTGTCGATACCGCAAGCAAACGGATCAACTGATGGATTCTTGGATAGTGCCGATTGGGTTACGTTTAACGGTAAGTTTAACACACCAACGGGAACGACTTCCGAATATGTGCGAGGCGACGGATCACTTGCCACGTTCCCTACCATCCCATCGACATCGGGGTTAGTACCTTACACGGGCGCAACTCAGGACGTTGATTTAGGGGTGAACGGATTAACTACTCACGACTTAACTGTTAGCCATCCAAGCGGATCGGGTGTTGCTGCATCGATAACGAAAGGCGGTAACGGTGAGGCATTGACAGTTGTTAAATCGAGCGGTTCAGGAAATGCTGCATCGATAACGGGCGGTGTAACTTTGATCGAAGAGTTACATTTGACCACTGACTTAGCCGATGCTTACATTGCGAGTGCTGCGACATGGAACGCAAAATTTAACACCCCATCAGGCACGATCGCTCAGTATGTTCGGGGAGATGGATCATTAGCGACCTTTCCGACTTTACCAACGATCTATAAAAGCACAACCGATCAAACAGCAGTTACGGGCGTAACAACTAACACAAAGGTAATTGGTGTGTTAATCCCTGCCAATACGGTAACGGTAGGTGCAATCATAGAAATCAAGGCGAGAGCGGGCAAAACGGGCGGAGCGGGTATATCAACTCTAAGAGTTTATGCTAATACTGCCGATTCTATTGTTTCGCCCGCACCAACATTATTGATTACAGCGGCTCTTCCTGCAAATTCAACCAACTATATCGGAATTAACAGAAGCGCTATTGTTAAATCAGCAATAGTAACACAAACGGCACAAGCTAACGCTTCGATTCCAAATGATGCTGTTGTTGGAACTGCAAATCTTACAAACTCAAATATAGATTGGACGGTTGATCAATACATTATATTTGCTATTCAGAACGCTGCAAACGGGGATTCAACAGTATTGAGTTACTACGAAATCGAAATCAAATGATAAACGTCACAATCACACCCGATCAAATAAGCTACATCGATTCTGTTTTAGGATCGGTAAACTATCAATACAACCGCGAAACAATCGAACAAGTTGATGCTGTTTCTATGCACATCGAAACGGATAAGGGCGTGGTGCTTTACAACGTCTTGCAATACTCATTGAACGGACAATCATTCACTAACACAACCGAAGCAATAGGCTTCATAAATAATTTGTAATCATGGCAGGCAGAAAGATAACCCAACTCCCAACCCTAACAACAACTGAAGCATCTGACAAACTCGTTATTGTCGATGTTTCCGACACGAGCGAATCTCCACAAGGCACATCGAAGCAGATTGCTGTTGGTGATCTTAACGCAATCCCACTATCAGGAACAACTGAAATGGGTGCGGCTGAAATTACTCACACGTCAACGGGCAAAACTGCAAATGTTGGGTTCGTTGATGGTAGCGTTTATTTGACTGCAACAGGGGCTGATGGAGGCGGTACTGTTGCAGCATCATATGATACGACCACAATTCAGTATGATTCAACAGTTTCGGGTTATAGCTCTTTAGTTACTTTGTCGGATGGTTTCATCGACATTAGTATTAATGGAACTGTGATAAGATGCCAATATGATGGAGCTAGTCAAAAGTTAGCATTTTTTGGAGCAACTCCCGTAGTGAAGGCTGGGGCTATTGCTGATCCAACTGATTTAGCAAGTTTGCTAACTGCTTTACCTGCTTTGCTTGCCGCAATGAGAGCATACGGTTTAATAGCTGAATAACCGCCCAATCAAACAGATCGACAATGAGAAAGATTGACTTCATTTGCGTGCATTGTTCAGCTACTCCACAAACCACAACAATCGATTCAATTCAAAACTATTGGAGAAATACGTTAAAGTGGAAGTCTTCGGGTTATCAAATCATCATTACACCCGATGGTAAGATCAACCGACTTGCTCCCGATGAGGCTATCTGTAACGGTGTGGCGGGGTTTAATTCGGTAAGTTTGCACGTGTCGTATATTGGAGGCGTGGATGCAAAGGGTAAGGCAATCGACAACCGAACGCCACAACAAAAGGTTGCATTGCTTCAAGTGGTTACGGAATGGAAACGATTATATCCCAATGCGATCATTCAAGGACATAGAGATTTCGGAGCGAAAAAAAGTTGCCCGTGTTTTAATGCTAAGGCAGAATACAAAGACATCAAATAACCTTACACCGTTCAACTACAACCGATATTTAGCAAAACCAAACCAACAACCGAGCGTATAATTGTGGACTAATAACCTACGATTATGCGCTTTGTCATTTTACTCTTATTCATAACGGCTTTTCCGCTTATTTGTACGCCACAATGCGAAACAAACCGAACGGGACGGGCTTATTTGGGCTTACCGAGTTTCTTTAGTCTGTATTTTTCGGGTCAATGTTTTGAGGGCAACACGTCCGACACCACACTATGCGTTAAGTTTCCGCCCCAATCGGTCGGGCAAGTAGCAGGGTTTAGCTATTCGTCGCCAAGCGGTCAACCTGCATTCGTTACGGCTATAAACCAATACTCAACAGACTGTGAACTGATCGAAGCAAGCCCGTTGATCTATCCATCTACTGACACGGTTGTAGTGTGCTATACGATTAATGCGGTACTGATCGATAACTTTTGCCCGTATGCGATTCTATCCAATGGTTTGGCGGTTGAGTTTTGCGGTATTGAAGCGGAATACGAGCAGAACTTTATAAGGCTTCACTTTGCGACTTGTAGCAATGCGGGGACGCTTAGATATGAAGTAATAATTTCGAGCGATTTAACGAACTGGAAAACGATTTACACGTTACAACCCGAACAAGTCAATTCAAGCGATATAACCGACTATAATCTATCAATACCGTATAGTGTCGGAGGGCTTCAATACTTGTCGGTTCGTGAAGTTGACTACGAAGGGCGCACAACCGTTTCGGATATTGTCGTTCTTATCGTTCCTGAAGTGGTTAGAAATACGGGCGGATTCGATTTATTGGGGCGGTCTGTAAACAATTCAAATTATCTTTACATCGTTAAACCTACCCGATGAACCTGAAGAAAATACGGCAAATCTTAGACCTGGTCCTTGACTATTGGGCAAGGACGGTCGGTGCAGCACTCGGTCTTATTAGCCTTTTACTGTACCTATTCAATCAAATCGATGAGCCGACATTCTACAAGTTTATAGGTGCAATGGTGGCAATCGGAATAATCCCTAAAACAAACCGAAACAATGACAACGCAGCAGTCTAATATCCGCTACGACACTTTGGTTAGTCGCATCCCATCGGATAGCGACACGGTTTCTTTTTACCGTGTTGTTGCGGTCGGGAAGGATTACAAAACCTACTTCACCGTTAACAATGGCATGGTTACTAAGGTATATGTTACCGAGCGGGGCGACACATTTCTATATCCTGACTATTCAGCATCGATTAAATCGCTTACCTTTAACATCAAATTGCACAACGCAAAACGATCAATGGAAGCGCACGACACAATCGAACCAGTTAACATCGCACCAATCGGAGATACACGGTTAGCATCGGAATTTATCGAACTGCCTCAACCCGTTTCTGTAAATGTACATCACGACCATAGCGTTGAATGTACGGGCGGCTTGATCTTCATTTCGGTACTTGCGACATCACTTTACTTGGTGCGTTCGTATGCGTGTTGGATAGAGTTTGCCAATAAGTTTCGCAATATTTTGAGTGCGTAAAAATCTATAAAGAATTAACTCCTATATTAGCGGTTAAAATTCTACGCATAGTGTCAGCATTATTTCTACTTGAAAACTCCGCTTCATGTCTATACGCAAAGGTAGGCAAGGATAAGGATTTCACGTATAGGAATGATCTATTCAAAACGACTTTCACCCATATCAAGCCCACTGTTTTCGATCATCTTATTTCGGATGCTGAAGATAGTGAAGAGGTTAGTATAGCGTTTGAAAGGGCCAAGAAAAACCCGAACAATCCGAGGGTATTTAATTGCAGAACATTGAAACGTAACGGTGTGCATCAATGGATCGTTTGGGAGGTGTGCTTTATTATGGGCGAGTTTCATCTATTAGGTGTGATGCTTTACGATGTGGTGAGTGCTACATCGCATCAATACGAAAAGATGAAGAAGCAGTTGGAAGATGTGAAGTCTATCATTGCTCACGACCTTAGACAACCATTAAGGTCTATTGTCGGGCTTAACGGGTTGCTGCAACAGATTGACAAGAAAGCCGAACCAAGAGAATATCAGAACTTATTGCGGATGCTTAACGAATCTACTCAGCAACTTGACGATGTTTTTAAGCGTGCAATAGAACGGGGTGAGTTAGGGTTAAATTCTCATTGACACAATACCCATAAAGAGGTATATTTGGCACTATGAATAGCACAGTCAAATTAAACGAAACCGATAAGCGGTTGTATGAGGTGGTGAGATATCGGTTCGATAATAAGTTGATAAGCGTAAACGGGTGTATAAGAATGTTACGGTCAATCGTTTCTGATCGGGAATATTTTGAAAAGGTCGGGCGTGATGAATTTCTTCGGTCGTTAAAGTTAGAATGATTATATTTGTCGTGTTCGTAGGGGTTACGGATTGAGCAAAAGGGGTTGATTCGTTCGCCCCTTTTGTATTTTTATTATGTTGGTTATTAGCGAGTTGTATTTATTTTCACTACTTATTGTCGGGCGTATTGGGTTATTGTGTACGTTTGCTAAACCAAAACGACACGACATGACAACTACAATTTTTAAATCAGAAAAAAACGCAAAAGCTTATGAAATTCGTTCAGCAAAAGCACAAGGCGTTTATTCTGCTGGAGAATTAATTAGAAAAGTAAAAACAGATGACATTAACCAAATAATAAATGGAACTCAATACGAAGTTACAGCAATTGAAATCAAGATTGCTTAAAATAGAAAATGAACTATCCACTTGCAGAACTTCGGTTTTGCAAGATGGATGGCAAACTCAAAGGCACGCAAAAAAGTCTCGTAAATGGGATATTTTGGCGCAACGTAAAATGGAAATAATTAGCCAAATTGATGAAATTGAAAATTCACAATCTTTAATAAACTAAATGAAAAATGAGCGACTACAATTTTGATATATCAGGACTTATTGTATTGCCAATAATTGCAATACTTGCTTTGTGGGGGTGTTGGGAATTGATTGATTGGCTTTTTATTGAAGAAGTTATAAAGTCAAACACTCAAATAGTTCCTGAACTTGAATTGGTTGTAAAAGATAATGTTATTGATACGGTTTATATTTATCGTGAACCATGACCAACCGACTAACCCAACGAAACCGACCGATCCGAATTGTTAAGGACGGCAAGCGGTACAAGATAACCGTATTGTATCGCAACTATTACGAATCAACTATGACCGATAACATCGAAGCGGTTGAGGTGCTGCAACGGTACAGATTCAGCGAACACTATACCGTTCAACAAGCATACGAAACACTCTACAAACAGATTAAAACCGATAACAGACTGAAATGAAACTATCCAATCAAACCGTTATTGTAGCGATGTGCTTAATTACAATATCGCTACTAACAGCAATCGGTACTTTTATCTACCGAGTAACCCGAAACGAATCTAAGAACCCTAAGAATGACCGTCCCTGAACCAATCGAACTAAAACGTATCGCTTGGGAAATGTTCCCGCCCGATATGTTTGACAACCCGAACTATCCGACTTTATGCAAGTTGTACCCAGTCGCTATTTGTCAGACCTTATTTGACCGTTACGATTTGAAGTGGCACGAGATAGCCTTTGCAATGTCGTTACGTTCTCAGGTCGAAGTATTGCGGCTAAAAGAACAGCATCGGAAACTAATCAGAACAGACGAACTTTACCAAATGATTTATAACAACTTGAAATGAAAAAACTTATCCCACTACTACTAATTATGACCGTCCTTACTTCGTGCGCAACAGAACGAATGAGGCGAAAGATTTGCGCTAACTGCCCGACCAAGACTGAAACGATTGTACGGGATAGCATCGTGCGGAAAGATTCGACAATTCGGATTCAAGGCGAAACGATCTACACGACCATAACCGCTAAATGTCCTGACGGGGCGAAACCGATATTCACCTATAAAAACGCATCGGGCAAACGTGGTAAGTCGATCAATAAGCAGCTAAACGATTCGACCGTAGTGAATGAGTGTGTAATTGATTCTGCTGCGGTCGTTATCGCTTGGAACGAAACGCACCGAACCGTAAAGACTGAAAAGGTCTTGCCGTCCGAGGTGAACTGCTACGATTGGAAAGATATGATAGCGGCAACCCTTGTAAGTCTGATCGCTTGCGGAATGTTCGGAGCGTGGTTGGTTTGGGGGAAACGGGAAAGGAAGGAATAGGGTTAATAAAATTTTACGTGTTTATGTCGGACGGTCATATCACGAAATTAATTTTTAATCGTAAGCTATCCGTCGGCTTGCATAAAAACGCTGTTATCAATAAAGAACTGTATGAAGTTTAGTGAAAAAACAGAATATAAACACGTTTACAAAGTCAAAAATAATAGAAGTGTAAACAATCAAAAAACTCAATTTTTGGGTAAAGTTGGGAAAGTATCAAAGTCTTTTGATAACTTAAAAGACGCAGCCAAATGGGTAGATCTTTATCTTATCTCAAAAAATAAAGAGCCTGTAAATATTTTAGTCCGTCGTTAGGTTGTCAATGCCAACCACCACCAACCGAGCCGATCTAACCAATCGGCTTTTTTATTGTCGAAAATAATCGTGCTAATTATCAACAAGTTAACACGGATATTCACATTTATTTTTTACCGAACGTCGAGCGTATTAGTTAATAGTGTACGTTTACTGAACCAAAACACTAAGACATGACTGCTCAAGTAAAAACCAAAAGCAACTACAGAAATTTGAACTATCAATTTTTGCCAGTATTTGAAATCGTAGGAACAAGAGTTACCTGCATTGTTGAAATCGAAGGACGAGATCAAAAGGTCGATTTTTCACTAACTGAAATTTTATCATTCAATTAACTCACACGGGCGGCTCACCACCGCCCACAACCCTAACCCAATGCAACACTATTTTAAACTCATCGGACAGCCCGTTTATTTCGGGTACAACAACGGACGGACGATTAAGGTCGAAACCGATCCATGCAGAATCACTTTTTTAGGTCGTACCTTTTCAATGGACTACCAACTATTTTCAGCAGGTTCAAATCAATATGAGCCAATCGGTGCTGAAGCGTTCAGTCAAAAACTAATTGAAGTAAACGCACTAATCCAAGCCGAAGTCCAAACGCAACTATCACTTTCAATCATCAAATAATAACCCCAATGGAAACCTTAACCCACTACAAGAAACTACGAAATCCCGACTACATGGGATCGTACTGTATGCCTACCGACGGAGGCGAAATCATCCTAACAATTAAGTTCGTACGTGTAGAATCAGTTGCGAATCCTGACGGCAAGAAATCAGACTGCACCGTTGTTCATTGGATGGAACAGAATTGGAAACCAATGATCCTAAACTCAACAAACAGTAGGATTATAGCCAAACTTGCCAAGTCACCTTATATCGAAAAGTGGCAAGGCTTACAAGTTCAAATCTATACTAAACAGATCAAAGCGTTTGGAGAAGAACACGATGCGTTACGAATCAGAACATTCGCACCAAAACCAACCGCAGCACCTACGCCCGATCCGATAATTGACGAACAAGCTATTAAAGAAGCAATCGACAAGCTAAACACTTGCACGACTGAGGACGCACTAACCGCAATGTTTAGATCATTCACGCCACAAATGCAGAAGATCGAAGCGATTATCAAGGAAGCGAAAATGGTTAAGGACATGATTAAAGCGACTGAACAATGATACTGCACGACATCGAACAAAGAACAGCCGAATGGTATCAGATACGAATCGGTAAGGTAACTGGATCAGAGTTTAAGAAAGTAATGTCAAAAAACTGGATGGATTATGCCGACAAGATCGCAGCCGAACAATTAACGCAATCTAGCCTTGACGATGAAGATGGATATGTGAGTTACGATATGCAGCGTGGAATCGATTTAGAGCCGTTAGCGATTGCCGAATATGAACAGCGTAACAATGTTCAACTTGATCGATACGGCTTTATTCAATCGTCTAAATTCAATGATTTAGGATTAAGCCCCGATGCAGTTGGTTTGGAAGTATCATTCGGTGTTGAGATCAAAGCTCCAAACGTAGCAACTCATATCCGATACATTCGCCACGACAAAATCCCAACCGCTTACTACGATCAGATTCTATGCTATTTTGTAGTTTGCGATTCAATCCGACACGTTGACTTCGTTTCGTATTGCCCCGACCTTGAACAATACCCATACTGGCAAAAACGAATTACACGGGATGAGTTACAGACCGAAATCGAACAAGCCGAACAAGCACTAACTAAATTTTTCAGACAAGTAGAAACCGTAAAAAACCTTATTGAACAATGAGAAAGCCCCTAACTGACAGCCTATGTGCTGAACTTGCCAAAGACTTCAAGCCGTTCAAGGTAAGAAGAAACGGACTAAAACCGCTAAACGGATTCAAGACATCAACGACTTACACCGTCTTATCGTTACGAAAGAACGCACTTCATCAATGGGTAGTTCGATTCATATCTTCTAAGCATGATTGGTTAGCTGAAAACTTTGATTTGATCGTAGAGAAACTACTCGAACCGAAACGAGTTTTAAGTGGTTATGATGAACGAGGACAAATGATAATAGGTGAATACTCACATACTGATCAAGACGCTTTTACTCACGTTAAATATCATAACAGCACAATTAAGTTAGTCGCTGTTGAGGTTGATCCAATTCAATTCAAAGCAAAGCAGATCGATGACAAACTGAAAGCGATCGACTTGAAACCTACCGAACCGAACCCCGACAATCAAACAGTTAACGCATTGGTTCAATACGTTTCAGAACACCGCGATTCAATGAGTAAAGAATCACTTATGCACTTTGCGAACCTTATCGGACTAATTAAATTGGGAGCATTATGAGTACATTAAGATCAGGACGTACCGGTACGAAAGAAACCGCCATTATTAAATTCGGAGAGATCGAACTTATTATTTTCGGTTACTACATTGAAGGTGACAAAGGCGATCATTGGACAGCACCGACCGCAAGCGATTTAGAAATCAGCACAATCGGTTACGAAGGCAAAGATGTTACCGACCTACTAACCGAATTGCTCCCATCCGAAAGCTACCAAGACATCGTTAACAAAGCAATCGAACAAATCGAATCAGACCTATGATCCCACAATCCTCCCACACCGTATTGAAGGCAGGACTGCCCGAACCGTACTACCTGATAATACGTAAATATTTCCGCGCACCAAAGTTATGCTCGAGCCTATCCGAAGCGATCCGACTAACAATCCCGTGGCATCCAAACGCAACTGCTGAAGGGTATTACTTTTGGGAGCAAGTGTATAACTGGTCTAAAGGCAACCGACTGAAACTACCACGACTTGCTAACATCGCAGCAGAAAGCCCGATTCAACCGTATAACAACCGTTACGATATTTGCAAGACCAAAGCGATCAAAGCGATTGATGCGATCACAGAACTTTACGGAGTGATCGAGTTAGACAGAACCTTGCACAATGTTTACAAGCGTTACATAGTGTTTAACTACCTGATGGAATCGCGCTTAGACCTATACAGCCTTGTCGATATTGGTCGTGTGGTAGCTGACTTAATCGGACGTAAACAGAAGTTCGACCACGCTACTGTACTACATTCAAGACGTAACCACTCACAACTAACAGAAACCCGCGAACCTTTATACTGCCAAATGCTCCAAGCCTTTAATCAACGGATGGAAGCGATGGAACTGGAAAAGGTGGCGTAAATTAGCGACTATGAATAGCACCGTATTTAACGAGGACTGCATCGAAGGAATGAAGCGTTACCCTGACAAGTATTTTGATCTTGCCGTTGTTGATCCGCCGTATGGGATTGGTATGGATAATTCAAAAAAACGAACCAAGCCAAGTAGACCGAACAGTTATACCAACTACAAAGATTTAAGGTATCATAAAACTGATTGGGATAAAAGCAGACCGAGTAAAGAATATTTTGATGAACTTTTTAGAGTTTCTGAAATTCAAATTATTTGGGGTGCAAATTATTTTTGTGAGTTTTTACCAAGTGGATTTGGATGGATATTTTGGAATAAATTAAACGGGCTTGATAATAATTTTTCTGATGGAGAATTTGCATTTTGTTCTAAAGGAGTGCAAAGTAGATATTTTGAATGCAGTACATTCGATGATTTAAGAGGCGGAAAAGATAGAATCCACCCAACCCAAAAGCCCGTTAAACTATACGACTGGATTTTCCACAACTACGCCAAACCCACCGACAAGATACTCGACACGCATTTAGGCAGCGGATCAAGCCGAATCGCAGCGTACAAACACGGGTTGGACTTTACGGGATTTGAACTCGATAAGGACTACTTCGAGGCAAGTGAAAAACGGTTCAATAATTTTAAATCCCAGTTGACCTTGTTCTAATTTTTCTTATCTTTACAGCACGTTCAGAGGTGAGAGCCTGAACCCGCAAGACATTAACCGCCCAATGGCGGCTACGTCAGAAAGTAGTTAACGCTACTATCTGCTCTCACCGTAGCCTTCATTGGGCTTTTGCGTTTTATATGAATGATTTGTTTAAAAACTTAAAGCCTGACACGATCCGAAAGATTGGTATGTCATTAGAAGATTGGCTAAAGGAATATGAAAACTGGGGATATTCTGCAAAAAGAGAAGCAAAAAACTCTCTTGATGTTTATTCAAAAGTTTTCAATCGACAAGTCAGAAAAACATTAAACGAAGATTCTTGCTGCGTGAAATGTGGATCAAAAGATAAACTTCATATAGACCACATAATCCCAAAATCTAAGGGCGGCAAAAACTCTTTAGATAACGTTCAAATTCTTTGTCAAACTTGCAATCTTAGAAAAGGAAATCGTGTTTAATTACTTCAACTATTTCTATCATTGGATAGAAGAAAATCCCGATAAGGTCGATCCGTATATCACCTCCGTTTACTTTGCATTGCTTAACCGTGCGAACAAGTCAGGATGGAAAGATAAGTTTGCAATCATTCTTATCGACCTTCAAGAAACTTGTGGCATATCTTCAAGAACCACAATGTTAAAAACACTTGCAAGGTTAGAAGAATTTGGATTTGTAAAGACTATTTCAACCACGACTAACCAATACAAAAACAGAGTAATCTGCCTTCCATTAAATGAAAAGCACTTGGATAGCACGTGGAAAGCAGATGAAAAGCACGTGGATATCACTTGGACACATAATAAGACTATTAAGACAGTAAAGACAGATAAGACTATAAAGACTAAAGGGGCGGATTTGGATAAGGTCTATTCAGAAAACGAATCAGTCAATAAACACTTCATCGAATTTCTTAAAAACAGAATCGAAATAAAGAAACCCGCTACACAACGAGCAGCAGATTTACTGGTCCACGAAATGCGTAAACTTTACAAAACACCCGATGAAGCAATACAAGGAATCAATCAATCAATAATGAAAGGATGGACGGGACTGTTTCCAATCGGATCACAAAACATCAAACCCGAACCACCTAAAACATTCAACCGATCATCAGCGAACCATTACGTATGATAACATCACAAGAACTCGAAGAAAAGATCATTGCGATTCTATTATCTTCAAATGATCACAAAGACGAAATAATCGTTCAACTCAAATACGAATACTTCACAGTTGATAGGTACAAGAAAGCATTTGAAGTTATTAAACGGCTGCATAAGAAACAGCAGCCAATCGACATTGCTTTCTTAAACCAAGAGAATAAACTCGCAAAACTTCTTGAAACTTCCGACATCATCACAATAACTCGGTCGCTTGATAAAGTAGTTTCGGCTTTCTTTGAACCACACGAAGCGATCATTGCCGAACTTAGAAACATTTACCTGAAGTCGCAAATACATCAGATCATTACAGAAGAATCGATAGGACTGTACGACCGACACGATGCCACTATAACCGCTTCTGAAATGGTTAAACGGCTCAACGAACTTATGGACACTGGAATGACTGTATCGAACATCATCACAACAGCCGACCTTGTTAAAGACGAACGGGAAGCATATTTCAGACGGCAAGAACTAAACAG